CCAGCTCCGTCAGTGACATCGGGATTGACCTCCAAATACGGCCAGTTGTTCGTATTAGCCGTTTTCCAGTTGGTTTCGTAGCCTTCGAACTGGCCACCATAACCAATAAACGGCGCTTTAGGGGCCAGCGCGAGCATTTCCGCTTCCTGACTGACCCAATAGTTATACATGCGCTGTGCGTCTTTAGCGTTGCGCACCAGACCGCTTATGTAGATCTGACCGTCGACTTCGAACTCGTTACCGACGACGCGGATCACGGGGATATATTTACCCGCCCACTCGCGTTCCTCCAGCACCTCATAGCCGTTGGTTTTGATCCACATGACCCGGCGACGGTCGCTTTCACGCGAGCGCAGCGGCTTGCCATAGGCGGCTTTCAGACGTTTATCCTCCGGCGTGCCATCGAACGCCGTAATATTGTCCGGGTATAGATTCAGCTTATGCTTTTTATGATCGACGTAAAAATACTCTGCAATGCGGACAGTCTCTTGGCTGACCCACATGCTTAACGTCTGATCGCCAACGCCTTGTGACATCATGCCGGTCACGGGCGTCGCGTCGGGATACATGTCCTCATACTCGCGCTTCGGAATGTCTTCCGTAATGAAGCACCACTCCGCGTCCTGACCGCACGGGTCTTGGATCATCGGGTCCATGTAGACCGAGAACGAGCTACGGACGCGCGCGATCTTAATGTCCTGCTCGAACGAGTCTTCCTTGGTGTATTCCGTCAGGAGGCGGATATAGCCCTCACCGTATGTGACCTGGTTGTCGCAGGCGGTGTCGTAGGCCACGTCAGCGTCGGACATATATTCGATGTGCCGCACGATGCCGTCGAAGATCTCCGCGACCTCCGGGTCGGCGTTCTCGTCAGCGGGGATGACCCGCGCAGTCGGACGGTTCTGGCGCTGCTCGTTGGTCACAAGCCGCACATGCTGCGGCAGCTTGTTGATCGTCAGGCACGGGCGCGCGTTGATCGTCTGGCCCTGCACCGCGCCGCGTGTCGCCAGCACGTCCGCCGGCCATTGCCACGCGTTGTCCGGCGAGCCCGCCATGAAGCGTAGGTCGTCTAGCTCGTCTTCACGACTGTCGCTATAGGCCGCTTGCGCCACCGTAAAGCGGTGACGCATTGTGGCCAGACGGTCATCGTCCGGGTTGTCGGAGACTTTGCCAGCGGCAACTACGTCATCACTTGCCACAAGACTTACCCTTCTTAGCCGCAGCCCGTTTTGTCGAATAAGCGATAGCCACGGCCTGTTTGACCGGCTTGCCCGCTTTGACCTCGGCCTTGATGTTCTTACGGAAGGCGGTTTTGCTGCTGGACTTTACGAGAGGCATTATTTTTTCCTCGTTTTAGCGGACTGTTTGAACGCCTTGGCGGTTGGCGCGCCTTTGGCCCCAGGCTTGCGCATCTTCTCGCCTGACCCGGCTGCAATGCGCGCGCGCTTTGCGTGTATTGCAGCATACAATCCGGGGCTTCCAGGCTTTTTCATTTGTACGCTCCTACGGCAAGATCTAACTTGTCGTCACCTAGAAAGGTGGCCACGTCGCGGCACAGAGCAAAAAATTCGTCAAAGTCAAAATCAGACTTCATACGGTTGATAGCTTGACACACTAACACGGTGTTTTCAAATGTATAACCTATTTTACTGTCTATGCGCTCAATAGACACCGTTTCTAATTTACCGGGTTCTAACGTCATGGCTCGACCGCTATAAGCGCAAAAACCTTTCTGCTTATCCCAACAATCCACAACATCTTGTATTGACAGGGAAAATTCTTGTTTGCGTTTAGCCGCGCTGTTTTTGGCGTTACGCAAAAATACTTTAGCCCGGCCGTCAATCGTGGAGTTAAGTTTCTGCCGCGACCGTTCATTACCTTCGGTGCAACACATTTTACACCAGCTATGGTAGCCGTCAGACGTTTGTTTATGCTTAAAAAACATATCAAACGATTTATTTTGCTTGCAGCGAAAACAAGTCTTCATGGGCATTTCCATCGACGAAGACTAGCTTTAGCGCGTTCGCCGTCTTTGGCTTTGGCCGCCACAGCACCCATACGGGCGCAAAACGATTTTTTACGCCCTTCGTCCGCTTTCGTCTTAGGGTTGGGCGCAGGAGCCTTGAGCTTGCTGCCCGTCGCGGCATTGTAACGCGCTCTGCCCTTGGCCGTCAGCCCAGCGCCCGCCTTAGTCGACAGCTTCTCGCCGCGTCCAACGGATAGCGATACGGACTTCTTCGCCATTAGTGACCCATCCATCCTGAAGAGGCTGCGTTGCCACCATAGCTTACGCGTGGCCGGTTGTCTACGCGCGCCTCGCGGTGCGCCACAGGATACGCGAACGTCACGGCGATAGCGTCGGCGGCGTCGGGGCTCGCCAGCCCGCGCGCTTTCATGTCCTTCTTACTCTCTAGGAATATAGTCCCTTTACTGTCGGGCTTGGTCAGCGGCCCGGTCAGGTCGTTCTTCAGGAAGCGGTCGTTCGGTATGCTGGCGGTCTTTAGCCACTCCCGCATGGCGTGCCACATTTCAGCGCGCTTGTTACCGAACATTATTGGACGGGTGCTTTTTTGACCAAAGTTCACCCCACGTATCTTATACCGCTGCTCCTTCAGACGATCTACGACGCCCGCCCCTAGCCCACCCTCGTCGATGACCACCAGCGCCGGCTTGAACTCTTCGATCACGTCGATGACCCGTCCGACGATCTCCATTGTGTCGTCGCCCCGGTAGCGGCGTATGCCGATGATGTCGCGGCCCTGCCGGATGGCGATGACCGTGGCGTCCGCCCCGAACCGCGCCGGGTCGACGCCCACGACTATCGGTGCCGACGGGTCCTTCGATGCCGGGCGTGTCTGCGCGTCCATGACCAGCGACGATGGTATGAACTGGTCGTCACTCGCGTTCGGGAATTGTCCGTAGACCTCAACATGCGCTTGGCTAGAGTCGGGTCCGTATTCGTCGATAATTTGCTGATAGACTGCCTTATCAGTTCCCTCCACGCTTCTAGCGTCAACAACCTTTGTTGACCAGAACTCCCGTTTAGAGTGGAAACACTCGTAGAAGTATCCGCTGTTACGGCGGGGGTTGCTAAAAGCAAGCCAAAAACGATTAGGAGTGTTCTCTGTAAAGAAGCCACTGGACACCGCCCATATACTGTCGTCAATACCGCTGGCCTCGTCGAAGATGAGCATGACGCCCGCGAAGTTGTGGACGCCCGCGTAGCTGTCCGGGTTTTCAGCCGACCACAGCCGCCCCTCGACGCCCCAGTAGCGCGTGCCTAGCTTCAGGTCGCGCTCCACCAGCTCTGCTATCCACTTAGCCGGCAGCACGCGCGTTGCGCTCACCTCGAACCAATGGCTGTTGATCGTCATAGACAGCCATTTAGTGATTTCGGCCCAGGTGACGCTGCGGAGCTGCGCTTCAGAGTTAGCCGACACGATGGTCGTTCCGCCAATGCGGGTCGTCAGCATCCAGATCACAAGCCATGAGACTAAGGCAGACTTACCGATACCGCGCCCCGACGACATGGCCATGCGGAACGTCTCGAAGTCTAGGCGGCCATTGTTAGCTTTGATGTGGTCGCGCAGGTCTTGCAGCACCTCCAACTGCCACTTACGCGGCCCTTGGAAGTGTTCAAGCGGCGTCCCCGGCTTCCCCCACGGAAACGCCAGTCTCACGAACGCGACGGGATCGTTCTTGATGTTGGCCGACCACAGGGTCGCCATCAGTTTCTGTTCCTCGTCCGCTGAGTAGATCGGCACTTGCATCTAAGATCTGCCCTTCAATTACACGCGTCTGCGCCTCTTCAAGCGCCGCCAAGATAGATATGCGCTGCTCGACCTGCACCTGCACCGACTGCGGCGCGGTCCACTTGTGGACGTGCTTGAGTATGTCCAGCGCCGCTTTCGTGTCGCCTTGTAGCGCCGCCTCACGTAAGACGTTCGCCATCTCCGCCTCGCCCTCTGCGCGGCCCTTGTGTTCGGCATACTCCGCTATGGGGTCCAACTGCGTGAGCCTGCGGTATTCTTGCGGCGTCAGCCCAGCCGCATAGGCCAGCGTGTCGCCCTTCAAGCCTTTCTTGGCGGCGAGATAGATGCGCTCAAGCACCGCCTCGGTCGCGGTGATCTTGCGCGGTTCATAAGGTAGGGATTCAAACGTCATAAGATGTTTTATAGCACAAAATAAAAAAATAAAAAAGTTCGTGCAGACCATACGTATTTCTTAAAGGAGATCCCTCGGCCCAGACCCCCCCCGCTTTGCGCCTGGTTGCGCCCTGGCCGATCCCAACCAGCCCAAAGAATGTAAACTTAAAGCATTACATTAAGTTTACAATCATAGTCGCATAGTCATGCAATGGGCATATCGACGCAAGCGCCAGCCAGGGAGCAGCCAGGGAGCGGCGGGAGACAACGCGGGGGTGAGGGGACGGGGGCGGGTATAGTCATTATAGTCGTATATCAGCCAAACTGAAGTCGCTGCTTATACTTTTATACTTATGTTTACATTTATCTTAAACTTCTCTCTAGTAAACTTCCAAGACTATAAGACTATATCAAGCCGCGCCTTGCCTTTAGCGCCACGTCGTCAGGCGATCTCGCAACTATCCGCGACTAATAACGCCCAAAACGGGCGATAATGTTCACAACCTTGTTGACGACAACAAAAGATTTGTAGTAAGCTCCGAATCACTGACAAAGAAGGAGCCAAGACTAATGACCAACATTTACGACCAACACAACGCCGCTTTCTGTCACGTGATGGCTTTCGCCATTGTTCGTGATGGCTATCATTGCGGCAATATAGCGTTCAAATTCCCCCGCGATGGCGCGGGCCGTTTATACGCTTATGTTCACTGGCACGGGCTGCCAATGGTGCGCGGTTATGCGGGCGGTTACGGCTACGACAAAAAGAGTGCGGCGCTTGCGAACGCGGCGAAGAAAATAGAAGGCGAAAATTGGAAGCCCGAATGGCAGGCGGCGTTCGTCGCGGCTATCGCCAAAGATGATGGCCGCGACTTCGACCGCAACCTGCGCGACGCCGGCTTTGAGCTATATCAAGCCGTCTAAACGTAACGTATTAACATAGAGAGGACACGACAATGACAATCTATCTTGAACCCGCGCAAGTTCCTGCCGCGCTGCGCGGCGCGTATGACGGTAAAAAGTTCGCCGTGCATATCGTCGAGAGCGTAACCGTGCCGTTCGATGCGGGACTCTGGAGCGGCGGGAGCCGCGACCATTACTCTCTTATTTGGCTGACGACTGGCGCAGCGTTGCCAATGCCGGGGCAGAACGCAAGCCCATGGGATAATGACCGACGCGAGCATGTCATACCCTTAAAGCCCGATTATGCGATTGCGCGTCATACAATCTTCTGCGGGAAGGATATGGGCCTTACGTTCTATATCCATCCCGACAATGCGGCGCAGCTATTGCCTGCGCCTGCCGCTGAATTGCCTCCGATTGAAAAGCTAGTCCTCAAGTACACAAAAGAACGCAAAGCGTCATACAACGGCCAAGACCGCTACGCCATGGCGGCGAGCGATTGGCGCTATTACGGCAAGGACTGGCAGCTCGACGCCATGCCAAGCCGCGACGACTGGCAAGCCGCTAAAGAAGCGTTAATCGCCGGCGGGTATCTTAACAAGGCCGGCGCTATCACAGTTAAAGGCAAAAACGCAATCTAAGGAGAAGACGACATGACAACGCTAAAAGAATGGATGGATGAACAATGGCGCAATCCGGGCGTGCGATGCGCCGGGCATGGCGTGGCGTATATGATGGAAGGCGGCCAGATAAAGGCCCGCGCAGGCACGCAACGCACATATCTGGATAAAGAGACGAAACGCCGCCGAGCCAAGCTGGCAATGTATAACGAAAAGTTGCGGCCTATCATCTTGGCAGAAGCGACAAGCGAACCGCGTCCAATGGAAATAGAAGTGCAAGGTAAAACTTGGCGCGACCCTACCACGTCTAAAATGGTGGACATGCCTCATTACACTTGGCCCAAACAGGACAAACAAAAACCTGTCGCCGCCATCCCGCGCAAACGCGTCCCGAAAGCCAAGCTAGAGCAGGCCGCCGCCATTATCGCCAAAGTGCCAGAGGATGAATTGACCGCGTTCCTTGCCCGATTCGGGCTGTCTCTATCACTCGCCGCGTCAATCGCCTCACTCGACAACGTGGAGCAGATCGCACGTCAGTTCTTGAGGGCCACGCTATGAATAGCCAACACGTCGCAACCATAAACGCGTTCCCCAACAAATTTGGCACATTTACCGGCGTTATTCGCAATGAAGAAACGCGCGAAATAATACGCGAGCGTTTTGACACATATGACGCCGCAAAAAATTGGGTCCGAATAAAAGCATGGGAAATGTTTGGCCCAATAAATTATGCAAGTTTGCGCCGCAAAAACGACTATCTGGCGAATTGCTGGAGAAACGAAGCATGATTTACCCGATTGAAATAGATGATGTGATAGGCGATGCAATCATAGAAATTTTGATTGCTTTGCCAGAACCGAAGCCTTGGAAATTACAACGCGCATTAGATGATTTATTAGACGCGCGCGAATTGGCGAATGAAATAGCGAGAGGGGAATATGATGATCGAGATTGAAATAGAGATTGAACAACTAGAGGCGCTGCTGGCGCATCTTGCCACGGTCAAACGCGACCCGTTGCTAGAGGTGACATATCGCACGCTAAAAGACGCCCATGACAATGCGGCGGAACAATATTGGACAGAAAAGTGGAGCGGATTATGAGTCACTTTACCTATGACTTCGACGAACTCCCCATGTACGAAAACTATAGCGTCTATGCCTATGGCAGCGCGGTCATAACCTACTCATGGGAAGGGCCGGACCCAGACGTGGGCTACAGGGGCGGCCCTTATGACATAGAGGTCGAAAGCATCACGGTCGGGCCTGAGCCTATGCCGAAGACGCACCCGTTATATGAGGCGATAGAGTCCTATCTCCAAAACTCTGACCATGTAATCCAGAGCTGCATAGATGATTACGAAAGCTGACCTAATCGCCTTCGCCATAGGGGCGGCGCTTGCTGTGCCGCTTCTTTTCTTCTTCCTAACCTACATCCTGGGGGGTCTATAATGTCCAAGATGAAAGATTATTTCGAGTTTAGCCAGCTATTGCATTGGCTGTCCGTCGAGGCGCTGCACATCATGCTAGAGACGGAAACAAACGACTTCCGCTGCACTATCATCCGAAACGAGCTAGAGGCGCGCGGCCATGACATACGATGAACTGAAAGCAGCGCTACGTAAATGCGGCGGCTATCGTCAGACCATAGGCAAGGACGGCTTGCGCGGCTTTATGATGGATAGAGTCGCCAAAGAGGATCGACCCCGCGTCGAGGCAATGATGGCTGTCGCTATCGAATGTTTCTTTCGAGAGATAACAGGCGAAACGATACCCGACGACCTAACGCGCGAGATTGAAGATGCTGAAACTAGAGCTTGACACCAAACCGGGCGGCGCATACGCGCGCTGGCGCAAGGGGCAGGGGCTAACCCTGCACCGGCGCGACGGGTCTATGATCCTAAAGATAAACGCCGCCTATGCCGACGACCGTTCCTTAGAAGTCGCGGCTAAGACGCTAACCTTCATGCTAAGAGGACACAATGATCCTAACGCCAGACCAACAGAACCAAACCGCCCAGATCAGTCAGATAATCAGGGAGACGGCAAACAAACATAACGTCTCCACAGAATACCTTATCGGCCACTGTCGCCGGGCGGGCGTCGCATGGGCGCGGTTCGAGATTATGTGGCGAGCCCGGCATGAGGTCGGGGCGTCCTATGAGCTGATCGGCCACGTGCTAGGCGGTCGCAACCACAGCACCATCATGCACGGGATAAGCCGCTATGAAAATCGGTGAAGCAATGGCAATCTTACTGGCGGTGATAATAGAAATAGTGTTGGGGCTGAAATGACATTCGAGGAGCAATACGAGGCCATACAGGCCGTGATACCAGACCTGCCTAGGGATATGCCGGTCTATGAGGTGAACCCGCCCCTATGGGCGTTCTGGCGCGCTGTGCGCCCTATGGCGGAAGAGAACCCGGTGCTAACCGAACAAGAGATTGTGCGGCGGCTTGATCTAATGTATATGGGACACGGCGTCTGTTAGGCGTCGTTTCCTCCCTATGGTGACTGGCTCTAGCGCTCCCCCGTGCTAGAGCCTTTTTTACGGGTGCCGCAATGACAGAGGCTGAATATGAACAGCGCATAAAGGCGCTACAGCACGAGGTATCCGAAGCCTATCTTAAAGGCTATCAGGAAGCCAGGCAACGGGCGCAATGGACTATTGCGGCGGCTGTCGATGAAAGCACCCGTCTACGGAACGCGCTCGAATGGGCGCTAGACGAGGTTCAAGACGAGAACCGCCGAGTCCGTATTCTAGCAGCCATGCACCGCAACAAATCAGCAGATCAATTAAAGTCCTAAACATTGGACAAAACTCCAATGGCGGCTTAATATATTCCGCGTTGCCAGACTGCGCCAACAGTCTAGGCAACGCTAACCGATCAGGATGCAACTGATGGCTTCTATTAGTCAAACACAGCTTAAACAATTAATCAATTATAACCCCGAAACAGGGCTATTTACGCGCCTCAATGGCCGCGTGGCAGGGTATAATGACGGACAAGGCTATCTTCAGCTTGAAATAGCCGGTCGAAAATACCGGGCGCATAGACTGGCGTGGTTTTATATGACCGGCAAATGGCCCAAAATAATAGACCACATAAATTTAATTAGATCAGACAATCGCTGGGCAAATTTACGCGAAGTTTCCAGCCGCGAAAGCAACTTGAATCGGCGGCTGTTTAAGACTAACCGTTCGGGCGTCAAAGGCGTTAGCTGGAATACGCGTCGAAACCTTTGGCGCGCAACGATAAAAGTCGACGGAAAACTCTATTGTTTGGGTTTTTACGAAACGATTGCCCTTGCCGCCGCAGCAAGATACGCCGCAGAGCAAGGGCTAAATTACATCACTGTGCATTAATTTTTAAGTTGGACGACATTATCCCGCGCCTCCGGCTCGACCGCGTTGCGAAGCTGCGCCTTGGTCAGGTGCGCCATCTCTGCCTGCACGAATATGTGCCGCTTCGACGTATATTTCGGAGACATGCAGAGCCCCTTGTCAATCCATCCCGCCTCCTTCAGCGCGTGGAACAGCGCCGGCTGCACAATCCGCATTCGCAAGTTGTCGGGCGCGACCTGCGAGATTTGTTTGATAATGTCATGCCACGGGCCGGAGATAACATCGACGTTAAACGGCGCTTCGCGCTTCTCAATCATGTGGTGGATGAAGCTCTCCGCGTTGCTCATGCCGACATAGATCAACTTTTGCTTGTAGTCGGTCATCATCGGGATAGCCTGAGGGCCGAACGCCGACACGTCCCGCGCGTGCAGCCAACCAGCGACCGCCTCAAACCCGCCGTTGCGATACCAGCCCCAGATCGCCTGCGCCTCTGCCTGCGTCATCTTGGCGCTGTCAGACCAGACGCAGAACCAACGACGGTCGTCGCTGTCTAGCGTGATCGGCATGTCCTCGTTAGTGAACGCCAGCATGAACAGGCGATTGACCATCTGGTAGGGGTGCAGACCTTTGCGGTTGATCGTCAGCATCTCCGGGGGCGCGGCGATGATTGGCTTTAACTTGTTCGCCAGCGCCCGGCGGTCTTTCGCCTCCGGTTCTTTCAGCTCGTTAAGAACGACGATCTCAGCCTCTAGCTGATAGCCCCATTGGCTCGCTAGGTTGTCATTGTCGATTAGCCCCTTGTTCTTTTCGTGCGGGCCGCAGACCGCCCAGATAAAGGGAGCCCACATCGTGTCCTTACCGCAGCCGCCCTTGCCGCCGTGCAGGATCGCGTGATTGATCTTTACCTTGGCGTTCTGAACCTTAAACGCCATAACGTCCCAAATATGCGCCAACTCGTCAGGATCAGGGATAAGCCGCCGGCAATGCTCTAGCCAAGGCGTCGGGTCGCCGCCGCGCTCGACCTTCGGCCTGGCGTCACGCCAGACATTGCCATAAACCAGCCCATCCTTGTGAACCATCCAGTCCTCACCGGCGGCGTAGGTCAGACCCTTCAGGGCGTAACCGCCCATCGCCTCACGATGCTCGTCAAACCATGACGACGCCTCAACCTTAGTCGGCTTGCCGTTGGCGCTCATAGATGTGCAGGCGATGTGCTTGAAGATCGCATTGAACGCGCGACGGCTGACCTCGCTGCACGTCTCGCGGTCAAAGTAGGCGTCATCGTCCATGATATAGGCGAAGCGCGTATGCCAGCCCGCGCGGTCTTCACGTCCGGCCTGCTTGCGCTCGACCTCCGCAACGCGACGCGCGCCTTCATCGGGAAAGGCTTCAGTCGGCGTCAGTTTGTTGATCTTGCCGGCATAATCGGCAATGAGATCGTCTCGCAGGCCGGGGATGGTGCGAGGGCCGCCCTGCTCCGCAACCCAATCGCAAAAAAAGCGGCTGTCCAAATGCTCGCAATGAGCGTGATAACAACAGAACGAACGATCCGTCGGCTTGTAGCGCGCTTCGATCTGTCCATCTGTGTGACCCTCATGGTTAGGGCAAACGACGCCGCACCAGCCCTCTTGATTTACGTTTGACGTAACAAGCCCCTGCTCGTTAAGCCACGCCAGCACGTTGTCGTTGCCCGTGTCTTTTACGCGGAACGTAATACCGCGCGCGGTGCCGACTTCAGCAGGCGTAACCTCAAGCGCCGCGCAGATCTCCGCGAGCGTGTATTCGCGTTCGGGGTGAAACTCCACCTCACGGCAGACAAATGATTCGCGTCCCGGCTTCTGATTTACGGAACCCGGAAGACGGCAATTACGCACCGCGTTAGTCGCGCCAGGGTCGGTATAACCCGCGCCTGCTATGGCCGTCAGCGCCGCACAATGTTCCTCTACGGTCGGCTGATCACTGTAGGCATACCAGTATTGATAATTACCGGGGCTCGTCTCGACGATAGCGGTCGGCGCAAGCGGCGGCGTTTTCGATTTCGTGCCGATGTCGTCCAGCATCATAAACAGGACGTGCGTGCAGTTGGCGACGCTGGCGGACGGCTTGCCCGGCATACGATCAAGAATAAAAGATCCGGTGTTGAGAAACCAGCTCTCGCCCTGCTTCGTCTTGTGCGTCGGCATATACGCCGGCCATGTGTATTTAGGCGAGCCGTCAAGATGATGACCGCCGGTCGGCTTCTGCTTAACGATTAACGCCGTTTCGCCTTTCGGCGCGAGGCCAACAAAATAATCAATTAGGGACATGCTGCTGTTCCTCTTTTATGACTTCAATAAATTCAGCCGAACCGGCGTAATTCCAACCGCCGTCCACCTGCCAGCGAATGTTACGCAAATGACCGCACGCAAACGCATTGAGAAGCCATGACAGCACACGCGGGTTCATGCGCTCGCCGGCTTCGATAAAGTCAAGGTAATGATGATCTTTCTTCTTGCGCCCCACGACGATAACGCCGCACTCATTTGGTTTCATCCACACCGGGATTTGTTCAAACTGTAGCCAACCACAGTGAAACGTCTGGCACGGGTCATGCGGGCGCTGTTCATAAACGCCGCAACCGCTGCCTGTCTTGTAGTGACATGGCCGCCCAGGCCAGAAGTCGTGGCCGAGCGCGCTCCCGCTAACCCAGCCTTCGCAACACTTGTTGCAACCGTCACACGATCTCATTTTCCATACCTTCCCATAATGGTAGCTTCTACTTCTAATGGTAGACCTTCCGCCCATGCTGGCGGTGTTGTCATCACGCGCTCTAGCGCTTCTTTCGCCTCTTCGGGCCGATCAGACTCCAAAACAATTTCATCGTGAACATGCAGCACAACGTCAGGCAGACGGCGCAAAGCCTCACGTAAAAGATCATGGGCGGTCGCTTGTGTGACGTTCTCGCAAGCCAGTCCGCGCCAGAGCCGACCCCGAGGCCACTCTTTAGCATCTGCCGCAGGCTTCCAAGACGCCTTTGAATAGGAGATTTGACCATCTTCATCAAACTTGGCGTTGGGATAGCAAAGCACGCGGCCAGAAGGCAGAGCATACCAAAGGTGCTGCCCGTCGAACAGATATTTCACTCTGCCGGCCTCAAAGACTTTATTCTTATTCCGCATCGCACGCGTATAGGCCAGCTCAAGATCGCACCAGAACGGCAACGCCCACGGGTTAGCGCGACGCCAGGCGTCCACCATCTTACGCGCCTCTGGCTCCGGCAACGTCAGACCATAGACGCGACCCATCGCCGCGAACGCCCCGACGCCACCACCGAATCCGCAGGCCAGCTCCTGCACCTTACCAACTTGGCGCTGATCTTTTACGACCTGTTCATACTTGACGTTGAACGTAGACGCGGCGTTGACAATGTAAGGATCAAGATGATCGCGGAACTGCTGTAACTTGTCGTCACCGCGACCGGACAGCCACGGATTAACGCGGCCTTCAATGGCCGACCAGTCAGCGACGACGAACTGCTTGCCCTTCTCCGGTATTATTGAAGGCCGAAGCATACCTCGCAATACGTCCGTGACTCGTCGTCCGTAACGAGGCACGATTGCATGACCCCGAACCATTGCATGTCGCACGGCTTCCGGGTCATCGGCGCATTTACGTGTGAAGTTGTGGACTTGCGCACCATACGAGGAAGCGCGTCCTGTGGCTGATCCTCCGGCAAAAACGAACGCACCGCGAACACGGCCATCACCGCAAGCAAGATTAGCAAGGCGATCAAATTTAGCAACAGAAGACGCCCAAAGATCGTCCGCGCATTGTATGACTTCTCTGACATCAGGTGGCACCTCTTCAGGATCGTCTATGGCCAGAAGGTTTGCGCGGACGGTTTTGTCAATGGAGAACTTGTCGTCTCGTTCCATGAGCTTCCGCGCTGTCGGCCCAACCCGCTCTTGCACCCACAATCGCATTCGAGGACTTCTAACAGTCTGGATCTCACCGTTAGTAACGGTCTTAACCGTAGCTTCGATCTCCTGAAGCTCGTCAGCCGCGTATTTGACCGCCGCGCGGCATAGATCCCGGTCAACAAGAACGCCACGGTCGTTAATGCGCTCATTAACATGATAATCCTCCAACTCTTCTGGCGTCAGTTCCCGCATGGCCTTTGAGACGGCGCGCATTGTTCTAACGTCTTGTTCGCAGTATTCGATAAGTTCCGGTATGAGATCATCACGGTATGGAGGAATACAGCAAGCACGAACCAAAGCAGCGCCACGATGATCTTTGCGCATGTCAGTTCCGGCGAATCGTCCGACATCTTCTAAGCTCCCTGGCGCACAGTTCGCGCGCGCCTGCGCGGCGGTGCAGTAGAACCGCTCTAATGGTATCGGCATCTTTAGCACATGCCAGAAGATCAGCCGTTCGAACGCAGCGTTATGCGCGCGTATCTGACCGCTGATCTCTGGCATAGGCTCGCCCGGTCGCCATGTGCGCACAGGCTCGTCATCGACGGCATAAGACATGCAGAGGACTTGCGTAGAAGGATGACGAGCGTAGTTATATACGCCCGCCGTCTTCAGGTCGCATTTCGATCTTGTTTCAAAATCACACCAAAAGATCATTGACCGCCCCATCGTGTCTGACGGCCTTTATCAAGCGCTCGTCGACGGCCATTAGTCATCCAGCGTCCTTGATTAACACTATCCATTATATTTTCGGTTCTTGTGCCATAGCGAAGATTATGCACGCAGTTATTCGTGCGGCTGCCGTCTATATGCAGAACTTCATGCCTTTCTGGACAAGGGCCGATAAACGCTTCGGCTACTAAACTATGAACAGTTTTAGAATTACCGCGCCCCAGCGCTACGGTAAAATACCCTGTGCTTGCTTTACCAGGGCGCAACAAACGCCCGTTGCGACGACTTATGTGTTCTGCCGATTTATGAGACGCCGACATAACAACAAACCGCGTTTTAGACCGCACGCGGCCTAAATTGCTAACTTGATATGCATCCTCAAAGCCTACGACATCGCGCCAAATTTCATTCATCGCTAGACCCTCCACCCACGTGATAACCAAGATACTCTCCATTCGGGCCGTTATAGATGGTCATGTTGCCGACCTTTGGCGCGCTGATCTGGCCGTAGGGCGTGTAATAAAAGTTCTCGTTAGGGTAACTTAGTTCTGTTGCGACTGGCCCGTTTGGGCCTCCCCAGACTGAGATCTCTTGAGCGGCTGCTGACGACGATATGATCGCGAAGCACAATATGAATCTAACCATGACACGAACACCCCTGAAGCTAGGCCGAAGCCATAGAAGAAAAGATAAAAGCCAAGATCCTCAATCATCCCCCGTCTCCTTCAATGCGGCGGCGCGTCTAGCGGCCATATAAATATCCATCACGCTACCGATATTTATTGGATAGCCTGCATCATTCTTCATGCAGATTGTTGCCGCCATACCATCAATATAGTTCAACGCCGCCCGTAGCTTCTCGTTCTCTGCGTGGAGGCGCTTAAGTTCTGGTTCAGCAGCCTCAACTGCATTTTTAACTTTGAGCAAAATAGCTTCGTCGTTTGATGTAGCTGGAACAGGCCCATAGAAAGCATACAAAATACTTCTTTCGTATTCTGTTAACTTTCTGCTTGGTTTATCGTTTTGTTGATACTTAGTCATCACCCGTCTCCTTGTAAGCAGCGGCTGCGGCGCGTAGGTCGGCAAATGAAACTAGCGCGTGTTCGTAGTCGTCGTTCGGGCAATCATCCAATTCAGCAACCAACGGCTTCAACGCCTCTCGCAGCCGCTTGTTTTCTTCTCGCAACTGCCGCAACTCAAGCCCCGCTTCAATGTAGAAGCGTTTGGTCTTCTCGTTCTCTTCTGCCTGCTCATGGATCAAGCCCAGCACTCGAAGGCACAGACCGGCCTCTTCCGTATAACCGCGTGAATCGAGCCAGTCCCCCAATAGGTCAACGTCATGGCAGATGGTATTAGCGTCAGTCATACTCCGGCCCCCATCGCCTCTAATTTTTCTTTAATTACAACCCATTTAACGCTGACCGAACGCACGCTAATATTGCCGATCTGGTCGGCTATCTCGCGCCATGACAAACCTTGACGGCGCAGGTCTAAAATCTTTTGCTCATACGGCGTAAGCGCCGAAGGGTCTTTAAATCGACGATTAGTGTTAAGTGCTACCATCCCATCCATCCCGCTAGTGCTACGAGCCTTCCAGGCTTCCTTGTGTTCATCGTTACTTTCTTCGGCTTTGGCGCAATCTTGGCTGCTTTTTCGACCGCCAACGCGTGCCGCCGCGCGTTCTCTAGCTTCTTCTTTTTTAGCCTGTCCTCTTCTCTCGCCCGTTGACGGCTTTCCTTCGCCGCCTGCTTGGCCAGCTCTCGCGCCGCCTTCTTAGCCGCGCGCTGCTCGTCGGTCATCTTGGGTGCGAACGCCGCCATGCGCTTGTCAATCTCGCGCCGGCGGAACTCAGGGTCGCTATGATAGCGCTCCCGATAGCGCGCGTTCTTGCGCTCTTTGTTAGCCGCCGCCCATTCACGCTTACGCTGTTTAGCACGTTCGGCAGACGCGGCTTTCTTGGCCGCACGTTCCGCCATCATCTGTTCGGTCGTCTCAGGCGACGCCAGACCTTTCTTCTTCAGTCTCGCACGAACCGAGTAAAGTTTAACCTTCTCGCGGTTCGCCTCGACCCACGCTTTCTTGTCGAACATGAAAAAAGACGGGGGTTGTTAGCCCCCGCCCTCCCTATTATCAGCCGCGACGACGACGGCCAGTGTCACCAGTGGAGCCATCGACCGATTCAGCCGGCGCACCGTCGAGCGAAATCCATTCGGTCACGTCGAATACGGGCGTATATACGCGACCATAGGATTTATGCTGATAATATTCCGAGCCGAGCTTCACGACGGCCACAGGCGCGTCCTGATTGTTCTCGACCTGATCGGCAACCTTCATGGCGAGCTGGTGCATCGCGCGCTTACCGCCAACAGACGTGACAGTGTAACGCGCTTCAACGCCAGCGTCCTCGCCATCAAGGCACTTGACGCTCATGCCAACCTGGGGCTCCCACCCGCGCTTTGCGCCGGGCGGCGGAACGTCCAGTTCGGGAAGAGGCTCCGTAATGGATACCATCTTCTCGCCAAGCACCTCGCCTTCGCCCCACGCGATGAAACCGTGGACAAACGAGAACGGATTGACCGCCCAACGTCCGTCTTTGTCGATCTCAGTCTGATCCGCGCCGTAAACCCAATGGCCAGTCTTATCCATTTTCAGGATGACCGAACCGACAGAAGCGTCGGTGTCGAGTTTGCGAAGCGACTCAGCCAGAGACGCAGCGGTGGGGAGATTGGCGTTGCCGAACTTTACAATATTAGACATTACTTTACCTCAAGTTTAGAGAAGGCAGAACGAATGTCCTTGCCTATCGTAAGCACCGCCGGTCGGGGATCGCTCTCCGGCGCGATGGTGTTACCTGTTGAGACAGCGACGACGAGATCTTTCGGCAGTTCGAGCTTGTGCTTCTTCAGCACCTTCTCCATTTGCGCAGGCGATCTAAGCTCCGTCACCATCAATTCCGAATTATCCAATCCCATTTGTTCAAGAGCTTCGCGCGCTCCTTCATCATTAACCCATTGTCTAGCGGCGCGCTTGGGGACGAGCTTCCAGCCCGGCACGGGCGCGTTATTTTCCAACATCGTTTGGGCCAGTTCACGCACGCTTTTAGCCCATTCTTCCGCAAGGATCGCAAACGCCAAAGCATTGCCAACTTTCTCCGGGTCTATACCTTTAATCTTCGTAGCGACAGCGCGCTCAAGCTGACCCGTCAGCAACGGACAGACAGGCTTGGCTGCGCACCAGCGACAATGATCGCCAGCATTGAACGGCGCATTAGGTTTGAACGACGTTTGCACGGCGTCATATAACGTGCGCTCAAACGCCTTAATGCGACCGGGCGTCGTCAGCCAGCGCTTCACATATGGCGGCTGCACAATGATAAGTTCGATCTCGTCAACGCCTTCGAAGACCCAGCGCAGTTGTTCCGTCCGCATCCCTGCGGCGGTGTAAAACATAAGTTGTTCGTTTTCTTCGGCGTCTACCGGAACGCCATCCCCAAACTTCCAGTCGAGGACTATCGCACGATTGCGTATACGGCCAGCGAGATCGCAAGAACCGTAAACTCCGGCAAGAAAGTCGTTGAAATGGACATTTACCTCCGTGGCAAACTCAAGCTCATTATTAGGGTCGATCTGGTTTAATGAGTCAAGTGCAAGGATTAACTTCTCATTGTCAGGATAATCTTCAATGCTGCCGCCATGCGACAAGATCATGTGCATTGCGTCGTGAAGACGCGACCCTTCTTCGGCGTATTTAGATGTAGGTTTCGGCGGAAGCGCCGCAACTAGGGAGCGTGAACCAGGGCAGTTTATAAGGCGCTTAGCCGTGGAACCACCGACGATATTAGAATGTTGCATTGAACTTTACCTTTCAGTGATTCGACACTAGACAATTCTTTACGAACATGCAACAACTATTTTTATGGAGGAAAAAATGAATCGGCTACTTATAAGTTTTTCCGGTGGAGAAACATCGGCTTACATGACAAATTGGGCGTTAAATAATTGGCGTGAAAAATACGGCGAAATTTTAATAGTGTTTGCCAACACAGGACAGGAAAACGAACAAACGCTTGAATTTATACGAGACTGCGACAAACATTTTGGGTTTAATACTGTTTGGATAGAAGCGATTCAATACCATAACGAACGTAAATCGCCAGGATTCAAAATAGTTACTTTTTCCACAGCTTCGCGTGAAGGTGAGCCTTTTGAATCTGCCATCATAAAATACGGCATCCCCAACGCTAAATTCAAAGATTGCACGCGGAACTTAAAGCAAAAACCTATCGAAGCATACGCGCGCTCGCAAGGATGGGCGCTAGGAACCTATGACTTAGCAATAGGCATACGTGCAGATGAAATTGATCGAATGTCTACGTTAGCTTCGACGCGGCGAATTGTATACCCGCTCATATCAGACCATCCGATGACTAAGCCCAAGATAAATAGTTGGTGGGCCGCTCAACCATTTAGGCTCCAATTAAAAGGCTACCAAGGCAACTGCAAATGGTGCTGGAAAAAGTCACTCAGAAAACATTTAACCCTCATAGGCGAAGCACCAGAAATATATGATTTTCCTAGAAAAATGGAGAGGTTATACGGAAAAATTGGGCCCGAGTTTAACAAAATAAACCCTGCAACGCCTTTAGCCGCTGACTATCGCCGGGTCTTCTTCAGAGGTAGTAAATCTGTCGATGATCTGTTTGCTGAATATGAGATAAAAAAAGATACCTTTCGGCGGTCTGACGACGACGCTGCTGTATTTGACCCTGACTTTGATATAGGCGCTGGGTGCGAAGAATCTTGCGAGGTATTTGCGGACGAAGATAATGCTTGAGAAAGATATTGAAGCGTATCTCGTAAAACGAGTGAAATCAGTCGGTGGGCGCGCGTATAAGTTTGTGTC